TCGACCCCGAGGAGCGGACGCTCCTCTTTGTCGTAGCCGATCGGGTACACCCCGGTGTCATCGAGGATGCACGACACGGCGACTCCGGACATGGTCTCGTCCCTGATCGCCCCGAGGTAGGCGCGAATGTTCTGCGCCACGGTCCGGGCAGCGGGGTAGTCGTTGCGTGCGCCTCGGGCGATGAGCCGGATCCGAGGACGATCGATCTTGCCGTAGGAGGAGCCGAAGGTGTGCGCCGGTCCGAACCCCTGGTTCTCGAACAGGCAGACGGCTGCGTCGGGGGTGTCCTGGAACTGGGCGAGGAAGATCGTCGAGCCGAGGGTGCCGAACCCTCCGGACTGGAGTTTCGTGCCGAGCGCGTCAAGGAGTGCCATCAGATGAGACCTTTCAGGATCGCTTCGACGCGGATCGCGATGTTGTCGGATACGCCTGGTAGAGCCGCCTCGAACGGGGTCTGCAGGTACTTGGCAGTACGACCGGGATCGTGCCGGTAGGACTCGTTCTCGTGCTGGACCTCGGCGTAGGCGCGAGCCGCGCCACCGTAGGAGATCTCCACGATCACTTGCCCGCCTGAGATCGACGGGGGATGCACCATGCCTGAACTCTGCAGGTTGCCGGTGTCACCGACCGGCACGAGCATCTGCGAGGTGGCGAAGATGTCCTGCGCTTCTTCGGTCAGGGCACGGGCAAGAGCCGGGACAGCCTTCGCTCCTCCGGTCGCGAGCAGTTGGATCAGTTTGTCGGTGCCGACCCATTCCACGGAGATGTCAGCCATTACAGACCGCCGACCGTGATGACGGTGTGGTGGGCACCGGACTGATCGTTCTGCACCTGGACCGCGAGGACCGTCGCCTCAGATCCGTCCGGCAGGAGGACCTTGGAGTCGGTGGTGACGGTCGGGGTGCCGTAGCAGTAGATCCGAGCCGACGCGACCACTTCCTTGCCCTCGCCTGTACGCATCACCCGGTCCTCAGGGACGACGCGACAACGGACCGCAGTCCCCGTCGCCGGGAAGGTCTGCTTTCCGTATGCGTCCTTCGCCGTCTGCGTGAAGATCGTCACGGTCGACGGCATGAGGTCGAGGAACCGGGCTTCGATGCTCATTGGTAGGTGTCCATGCCCACGCTAAAGGTGAAGTTCCCGACCGCGCCGTTCGCGTAAGTCGGGCTGGGAGGAGAGAACCTTCCCGCTTGAAGGCGCAGCGATTGGGCGCGAGTAGCGAAGTTGGTCGACTGGGCGGCGTACTGGGTCGAGATGGACAGGTCACCGACCGACTTGGACTCGTCGGACTTCGCGGAGTACTTGGAGGCGGCTGAGTCGCAGACCGCGGCAGCGGCGATGTAGGTGTCGTCGTTCCATTGGCTCAGCAGGAACAGGATCTCCGAGTCTGTGACCAGCGGGTTCGCGGCATCGGTGTCGCCTGACAGGAAGCGGACCGTGTCGATCGGACGGGCGGACGGGTCGCCTGTGTACGAGAAGGACGACGCGGTCTCCGCGAAGATCTCGATCACGATCATCCCGTTGTTCGGGGCGGTCATCTTGCGGCTGGAGGAGAACTCCGCGGTGAATGACCCGAGGTAGACCCCGGCAGGGAGCGTCGCATCGGTGGATGTCCACAGGTAGCGGACATCGCCGGTCGCGGCGGTGACGATCGTACACGCGCCGTTGGTGATGACCTGGGTGCCGGTCGCGGCGTTCCACAGGTTGAAGGTCACGGTCGAACCGGTGAGGTCCACCGCGTTCCCATCCAGGAGGAACTGGCGGTCCAACTGCGGGAGCCGGTCGCCCTTCCTGATCGTTACATCTGCCATCGTTACTCCTCTAGTGTCGTGCTTCCCCGCGCACCGGACACGGATGTTGCGAGCGTACCGCCGTCCGCTGTAGCGGATCCCCGCACCCCGGTTGATCTAACCGCGGTTGAGTCGCCACGAGCAGAGGTGGATCCGCCCGATGTGGATCGGACGAGTAGAGCCTCACCCTCGGATTGGCTTGTGCCGGTGCCGGTCGCGGAGCCAAGCCGAAGGACGGTGCGAAGGGAGAGTGCCGTGGCGTTACCGAACGCCGTGGCGATCGCGGTCCGGTCGAGGATCCTGAGCGGTGACGCAGAAGCAGAGGCGGTCGCTGCGCCTGCTGCGGATCTGAGCCGGGTGATGACCCTGGCAGCGGTCTCTGCGGTGGAGCCTGCACCGGTCCCGTCGCGAAGGACCAGGCGAACGCCTGTTGCTTGCTCAGCGGCGGAGCCTGCCCCGGTTGCGACGCGCAGGGACACAACCCGGTCCACGCCGGTACCCGAGGAGATACCGGTCGCTGTCGCGGTCCGGACATGACCTGTGATGTTGGTGGCGACGGACGACCCGGTGCCGGACGAGGAGCCGGTCCTGGCGGCAAGACGACCGCCGTCCGCGGTTTGTGTCGCGGAGCCGGACGAGGAGCCGACCCGAAGGTGGGTGTGGAGATCGTCCGCCTGTTCGGAGGAGGACCCTGAGCCGGTCGCTTGACGCAGCAGGATCTCGCTTGCGATGGTCGCGGACCCGCCTGTGGATGCGGTGTCTGCGGCGGTGCGGGAGACGACGCGAACATGGGTGTCCGTCTCGGATGACGCGCCTGAGCCGGTTGCGGTTCGGGCTGCGGTCCTGACCCCGGTTGCCGACTGATCGCCGGTCCCGCTGCTAGAGCCGTCGCGAAGGACGGTCCGCAAGTTGTCCGCGGTCTCGGTCGAGGTGCCTGCCCCGGACGCGGTGCGGAGAAGGATCTCATTCGAGGTGGATGCCGAGCCTCCGGTGGAAGCCGTGTCGGAGCCGGTACGGGACACGATCCTGAGGGGGGTCGCGGTTTGGTCGGATGCACCCGATCCTGTGGCGGCACGCGAGACGATCCGGACCTGGGTAGAGGTTTCCGTTCCGGTTGCCGTTCCGGTTGCTGTGCGGGCAAGGACCTCTTGACCGTCCGCCGACTGTGTGCCTGTAGCGGAGCCTGTGGCGGTCCTCAAGACCAGGCGGCGACCGGAGGCTGTCTGTGTGCCCGTGCCCGTTCCGGACGCGCTACGGAGCGATACGACAAGGTCTACGGCGGTTTCTGTGCCGGTGCCTGCGCCTGTTGCGGTACGCCTCGACACCACGAGATCTGTGGCGGTTTCCGTTCCGGTGCCGGAGCCGGTCGCATAACGGACCGCGTTATGTAGTCCGGTGGCGGTCTGTGTACCGGTAGCCGATCCGGTCGCGCTGCGACTCGATACGACCAGGTCTGTCGCGGACTGGGTGCCCGTACCCGACCCGGTCGCTGTCCTGGCGGAGACGACGAGGTCTACCGCGGTCTGCGTGCCGGTACCGGAACCAGTTGCCGTCCGAGTGAGCGTCCCGATCCCGTCATAGGTGAGGGACGCGGAGTCGTAGACGAACGCTGAGTCGTCGTATAAGCGGGGCATTACGCCCCCGGAGTATCCGGGAACGACACCTCAGGGCTGGTCGGGTCGTAGGTCGCCATGAAGTCCCGGATCTGTTGGCGGTACACGCGCCACGCCTCGCGCTGTTCATCGGTGTACGGCGAGTCGTAGAGCATGATGTGATCGGTCGCGAACAGGATCCCGTTGCGGTAGTCCCGGACCAGGGCGAGCCTCTGCTCGGGGGTGTACTTCGTGCGGAAGTCGTCGATCATGGGGATCTCGTCGAAGGGCATCATTCGCATCATGGCTGTGTCACTCTCAGGTCTTGATGAGGTAGTTCAGAACGATGTACGGCTGGAGGTTGTTGTGCGCCCCGCCGCCTCCGGTGTTCTGATTGGTCGCGGTTTGGTTGTTCACCGAGATTCCGGTCGAACTGTAGTCGGTGTAGATCTCCTCCGGGAACGACGAGTTCACATTGCTCACATACACGAAGATGTTGAACGCGCCCTGCACGCCGTTTAGCCACCGGGTTGCCTGCTTGTGGCGGTGTGTCGGGTCTGTGACCCCGTGGTTGTGGGCGTTCTGCGTGTGCGTGTGAGAGGGCATCTCGCTTGTGGTCAGCGTGTGCGTCTTGGCACCGCCTGTTTCACCCAGCACATCGAACTCGGTTTGCCCAGCGTCCCGACCGACCGGTACTCGTCCCTTCAGGTTGGGGAGCGTGAAGGTCGTCGATCCGTCGCCTGAGCCGTAGGTGGTGCCGACGATCGCGAACAGGGCGGCGTAAGTGGTCCTGGAGACGGTAGATCCGTCGCACAACAGCCAGCCGGTCGGCGCGGAAGATCCCGCGTACTGGATGACCATCCCGGGAGGGGAGTTGACCCCGACCTTGTAGTCGAGGCTCGTCGTGACGGCAGAGGAGTTGACCCCGACCTTGGCTTGCAACGCCTCGATCGCGTCGTTCGCGTCGGCGTGCTGCGACGAATGGGACGGGCTGTTGAGAGCCGACCCCGAGGATGGGTTCGACAGGGTGTCGAGGCTGGTCGGGAAGTTAGTAGCCATCGGCTACCCCCTGCTCAGTCCAACGACAGCGTCAGCGAGGTGATCTGAAAGGTGTCACCCGCGACGACTGACGCGGAGGACGACAGGGCACCGCTCCACAGGCAGTTGCCTGCGCTCGACGCATCCCACAACGACCAATGCGAGTAGGTCTC